TGCCGTCCGACCCATCGAAGATGACCGTGCCCGCGCCCGTGGTGTACGCGACGCGCGGCAGGAAGCCGCCGAAGTCCCAGTACGACGCCGCCGACGGCGGGTTGACGCCGACGTCATGCGGCTTGGCACCCGCGCGGTGCGCGCCGATCGTGCTCTTGCCGTCACCCAGGCTCATCTCCACGTGGTAGATGCCGCCCGGCGAGGAGCCCTTGAAGACCAGCGCACCAGGCGTCGCCAGGGCCTTCGCCACCGTCACCTTCTTGCACGCGCCGTACTGCGCCGCCGCCACACGGGGCAGGTCATACAGAGACCCGAGCGCCCTCAAGTACATGGCCTGCACGAAGCTGGAGCAGTCCAGGCCGGGCGGAGGGTTCTGCGACAGCACGCCCATCTGGGTGCCGCCGTACTGCTGGGTGTACGGAATGTTCGGGTACTTCTGGCAGAAGTTCACGGAGAGCTGGGCCAGGTCGACGCCGGAGATGGTGCCCTGCGGCTTCGTCTTGGAGTCCAGCTTGCCCCCGCCCTTCTCCAGGTCCTTGACCATGGCCGTGGCGGGCTTCTCGTGCTTGGCGTACTCGTGCGGCGCGCCGGAGCGCTGGACCGTGTCGCAGACCTTCCACAGCTCCATGTGGTCGCGGTTCGTGACCTTGAAGAGGGCGTCGTAGAACTTCCCCGCCGCGTACCGGGGGTCGGTCACCTGCTCGTGGGTGCCCCAGCCCTGGGAGGGGCGCTGCTGGAAGAGGCCCGCGCTGTCCCGGTCGCCGCCCTTGAGGTTGCGCAGGCCGGACTCCTGCATCGCCGTCATGATGGCGATGATGCAGTCACGGCTGGAGCCGCCCTTCTCCTTGCCGACGTTGTAGATGATCGCGGCGTTGGCCTTCTGGTCCGGGTTGTTGAAGCCGCCGTACGTCCCGTTCAGCGAGCTGGCGTCCGCGCCGCCCGTGCCGCCGACGGACGCGGTGCCGAGCTGATCCAGCAGGGCTCGTGCGATCTCGTCGGCGCCGGTGAGCTGGGCGTCGATCTGCTTGGCCAGGACCTCGATGACCGAGAACCAGTTGTTCGGGATGCGGGCGATGTGGGCCTTGGACTCCGGCCAGCCCACCACCTTCTTCAGCACGGTGAGCGCGACGTTCGTCATGCCGCCGTCGGAGACACCGGTGTCCTTGTTCGCGTCCGTCAGGGCGTCGCGCACCATGGACTGCGACGCTTCGGTGTGGGAGTCCCAGTACCAGTACTGCAGCCGCTTGAGCGAGCAGGACGCGGTCAGGTGGACCACGCGCGGCCACGCCGTGACGAGCGGCACCTTGTTCAGGTAGCCGGTGAATACCTGCACCCACTTCAGCCGCTTCATCTGCACCGAGACGCGGTCGTTCGGGGTCAGCACGCCGTCGTACTTCCGGCGGGCGTTCTGCAGGCTGAAGTTAAAGGAACTGACACCGTCCGAGCGGCGCGTCATCGAGCCCTCGACCAGGTCGTCCGAGACGTCGATGATCCCGTGCCTCTCGGTCGAGACGTAGACCTTGACGCCGGGTGCCAGGACGAAGTTCGGCACGAGACCACCTCCGCCCCTTGGGGCGAACCACGGACACGGCGACACGACCCCCGCTACGCTGGCCGTGCGCCTTTTGGTGTCGGCCTTTCCATCCGGCTGAGCGGCCCGCCCGTGCCGAAGTTCCTGGGGCGGGCCGCTATCCTTGTAGCAGTGGCGGTCGCCGTGGGCGGCTGCAAGTGACGCCAGGAGTCCCGGGGCAGACCGGGGGCCTGGCGTCGCGCATTTCAGTTCCCGTAGTCGTACCGCTCGTTCGGCGGGGTGCCCTCATTGGGCATCGGGTTGACCGGGAGGTCTTCCAGCTGGCCCGGGTCGGAGCCGCCGTCCTTGCCGGGGTCGACAGTCTGGTAGTTGCCGGACGGGACCGCGTTGCCGCCGAGCTGCGTGCCCATGGGCCAGAAGTACTTCATCTCGGGGTCCTGGGCGTTCTTGAAGCTGCTCGTGGAGAGGGCTGTGACGTCCTGGGGCTCGCGGGTGCACTCGAAGGTGATGACCGGCGTCCAGACGACAGTGCCGATGGTGTCGCCCCACTCGAAGCCGGACAGGGGCACGCCCTCGCGGTAGAAGTTCCGGTTCGGGAGCATGACCCCCATGTCGGGGAAGGAGTCACCGGCGGCCAGGCCCGGGTTCATCACGAAGTTGGCGTAGCCCTGCATCCAGTCGGCGAACGCCTTGCGCTCGCCGTACCCCTTGAGCAGCACCCGCAGGTAGAAGCGTGACGGGGTCGGCCGGTGCGGGTAGTACGCGCGGGCGTTACGGGAACTGGAGGAGTCGGCGACCATCGTCATGCCGTGCCCGAGGACGTCGGCACGGACCCGGAAGCTGGCGTTGGTCTTGCTGTCCTTGGGGTAGAACAGCAGGCAGTTCAGGCCCTTGCGGGTGTCGGCCACAGCTCCTCCTGAAGCCTAGGATGAGGGTATGGATGCAGAGATGACGCCATGGGTGATCCTTGGCGCGGTGTGGCTGGTCGGCTGGGCTGCCTCGTCGGTCCTTGCGATTCGCGCGGTGAAGGACGACGATTCATGGATGGCCTGGGATCTTGAAGACCAGCTCCCATTCATCGTGGCGGGGTTCCTTCTCCTCTGGCCCTGGTTCGCGCTGAAGATCCTCAAGCACCGAATGAAGTGACGTCTCACTCCTCGGGGTCCGGAATCGTCTCCTCGGTGTTCCGCAGCGGGTTGTAGGGGGCGTAGACGGGCGTGGCGAGCCGCTCGTGGTCGGCGGCCGACATGTCCGGGTAGAGGCCGTCGAGGGTCATCGCAAAGCCGTTCATGGGAACGATGGCCTCCTGGTCGGCCCGCAGCGGCTGCGGCATGGAGACGGGCACGTCGGCGCCCCACTGGTTGGCCATTACCACCCTCGCTCTCGGGTCAGCTCGGCGACGATGAGGTCGGCAAGGTCCTCCGGGTCGGCGGCCCACAGGTTGCCCTCTCGTCCCTGCCCGCCGTCGGCCGACTGCTTGCGCCCCCAGATACGGCCGGTGGGCTCGCCCGGCGCGATGTGGCGCAGCACCTTGATGATGCACTCGCGTTCGCCTGCAGCCACTACTTGTCCTCCTTCTGTCCCTTGTCGCTCTTCTTGTCCTCAGTGCCGTCGCTGAGCGGGCCGTTGTACTCGGTCTGGCGCCAGCCGATGCCCTCGCTGATGCGGGCGATGTAGGAGGCGATGGCCTTCTCCTGGGCGGAGTCGACCGCGTTCTTCGAGGTGCCCGCCTTGACCAGCGAGTCGGAGCCCACCTGCACGATGAACAGCGTCAGCTTGTAGCCGTGGCTGTACTTCCCGGTGCGGTGCTCGATCGACGCCTGGCCGTCGATGTCAGAGACCTCGGTGAGGTACACGCTCCAGCGCCAGCCGTGCGGCGGATAGTTGAAGGTCGCCGGTTCGTGCATCTTGCCGGGCGTGCTGGAGTCCCGGGACTGGTGCTCCATGATGGCCCGGCAGTTCGCGATGAACACCTCGTGCAAGCGCCAGCTGGCTCCAGCATGGTCCTTGTTGCCGTCCGGCGAGGGCCCGGCCCTGCGGTTCTCGCCGAGGTAGCCATTGATCGTGACGTCCCGCAGGGTCGCGCCGGTGATCTGCACGACCCTGCCGCCGACGGTCGGGGTGACCGAGGTGTGGATGTCGAAGCCCCAGTCGATCGAGTCGGGATTGATGCGGAACGTGATCTGAGGGCCGCCCGTGAACCCGAGGGATGCGAGAGCCATGGCCTACTCCCCGCCGTAGCTGGGGTTGGACGCGTACGGGCTCAGCGGCGGCGTGGCGGTCGCGGAGGACCCGGAGACGCCGGTGGAGTCCAGGACGGTCAGCAGGCGCCGGGCCTCGGCCGTCAGGGTGATCTCCAGCTTCTCCCGGCCCTTCTTGTCCTTGGTGGTGTGCTCCTTCTCCCACTTGGCGTACGTCTCGCCGGACTTGTCGGTGGCCTTGGCTTCCTTGGAGAAGTCGCGCAGCGGGTCGACCTTGTCCTTGCCGAGGATCTCGGAGACCGTCTTGCCCGTCTGGTCGCCCTCGACGACGACGGCCTTGCCGGACGCCAGCTCGTTGCGGTGGTTCTTGATCGCGTCGGCCAGCGAGACGACCTTCTTGCCGTCCTTGGTGGTGACGGCGACCTTGGTCTTGTCGTCGCCCTTGATCTTCTGGAGGAGGTGGTAGACGACGGGGTCTTCCTGGCCGCCCTTCTGCTCGTGCCACTTCTGGTAGGCGTTGTAGGCGTCCGAGTTGTGGCCGCCGAAGCCCAGGAAGTCGCCGGACTTCTCCTTGTCGAGGTCGCCGAGGATGGACTTGCCCGCGTTCGGGCCCCGGTCGTCCTGGGTCTGGCGCATGTTGTTGCCGACGCCGGTGGAGACCGCGTTCTCCTTGCTGGCAGTCTTCTGGGCGGCCTTCTCCTTGGCCGTCATCTTGTGCGTCGTCTCGGCGGTGCCCTTGTCGTTGTACTGCTGCACGAGCCAGAAGGCGGCCTTGACCGGATCGTTGGCCAGCGTGCTCTGCCCGGAGATGGCGGCGATGACCTGCGCCATCGCCGGGGAGTCGTTGGCGTAGAACTGCCGGATCATCTGCTCGGCGATCTGCTGGACAACGTCCTCGTGGAGGTTGCCCGCGCCACCGGCCTTGGAGATCTGGTCCTTGATCCAGTCCTCGACGCCGGGCTTGAGCACGGCGCTTGCCGTTGCCTGGTCCAGCTTCGCGTCGGCGGCGCCCTTGGACGTGACACCAGACGTCAGGTACTGCGAGACGCTCATCCCGGACATCGAGGCTGCCATGTAGGCGTGGTTCAGCGTCAGGCGCCCGGATACGTCCACGTCCTGGTAGGACCGGCCGTAGGAGTTCTTCGTCTGCTGCTCCAGAGACGCCACATCCGCCGAGGACGAGCCGTATCCCTGCTTGATCGCCTGGTCCATCAGCTGCGTGAACTCGGCGCGCGCCTGCTGCGAGTTGACCCCGGCCTTGCCCGCGCTGTCGGAGACCGCGTTGAGGGCGTCGTTCAGGTCGTTAAGCGACCCAAGGGCGTTCTTGGAGTTGACCTGCAGCTGCTGCAGCGACTCGTCCACGGTCTCACCGCGACGTGTCTTGCCGTGGTAGATGAAGTTGAGCGCATCCTGGCGGCCGACGCCGCCCTCCACCTTGCTGTTGTAGCCCAGCCTGGTGACGCCCTTGAACGCCTTGCGTGACTCGTCGGAGGAGAGCACACCGAACGTCGACCAGCGATACAGCTCCTCGGAGGCACGCTCGCCGAAGCCGTCGAAGTTCGAGCCACCCTCGATCGACTGGTAGTAGGCGTTCTTGTCGCGCTGGCTGCGGACCTCGGCCGGGATGTCCGTGGCGGCACCGATGGCGGCACCCGCCACAGCGCCCCAGGGGCCACCGACAGCCGCACCGACACGGGGCAGCATCGACTTCGTCCACGAGCCGATACCCGAGGCATGACCGCCGCTACTGCCCGGGTGAACCGGTGCGACCAGAGGGCCGCCATAGCCCGGCATGGGCCCGGTGTACGGCATGTGCGGATGCCCGTACGGGCTCATGTACGGGTACGGGTACGGCGGCATCGGGACCGGCGGCACAGGCGCAGGAGTCGGCGGCGTAGGCCCAGGAGGAGGCGGGCTGGACCGGCGCTGGGACTGGTTGAGCACCACCTGGCTCAGGAACTGCGCAGCCGTCTGCTGCAGCCACTGCGCGTTCGGAGCCACAGGCGCCGGGACCTGTCCGCCCAACAGCGCCTGCGGATTCAGGACGTTCTGCCGCGCCTGCCGCAGGGCGTTGGCCGTGCTCGACGGCAGGTTCTGCAGCGTCTGGTTCTGGTGCAGGAACGCCTGCAGCTGCATGGCCAGCGACTGCAACGCACCGGTGATGCCGCCAGGAGGGGTGTTGCCGCCCGGGGGCGGCGTAGGGGTCGCCATCTACTGCCACTCCCGATCGAATCCGTCGTCCATGTCTGGCACCGGCGGTTCGTCCTCCGGCTCCGGGTCCCCAGACACCTGCACACGTGACTGAGAGAGCGCCTCCTGCATGCGATCCCAGTCGTCGGTCGAGCCCTGCTGCCAGTTGACGGCGGAGTAGTCGTAGTCGACGCCCTCGTCGTCCGGTACATCGGCGGCATCCCTCGGCCACAGCTCGGTCGCGTCCACGCCCGCAGCCACCAGCGCGAACTTCAGCTGGTCCTCGAACGCCTTCTCGTCCCGTTTGAGCTGCTCCTCGTCCCGCTCGACTTCCTTCCAGCCGTTGGCGAGGATGAGCAGCTCCAGGCCGAACTGCTGCACCCGGGACAGGTGCCGCCCCGACAGCAGCCCCCGCCGCTCAGCGATCCGCAGATGGCGCTCCAGCCACGGGTCTATGCGGCCGGGGCGAAGGCTTTTCCCATGGCCTCGATGACCTGCGCGACCTTGTCCTCCAGCTGCAGGTACCGCTGGAAGACCTCGTTGATCGTCGGCTGGAACCAGTTGGCCTTGACGTAGGCGAACCGCCGGTGCCCCCATTCGGCCAGCAGCTGGTCCTCACCGATCGGCGTGGGCAGCTCCTCGCCGTCGACCGTCACGATCGCCATCGCCACCACCGCCGTGACGTAGGCGAGCTGCTCACCGCCGTCCTTGTACTTGGCGGTGACCTGAGCGACAGCGAGCTGCTCATCCACACCGAGGGTGCGGATAACGAACTCGTGCCCGAGCCAGGAGAAGCTCTCCGTCAGCGAACCCAGGTAAGCGAGCCCCTGAAAGGCCTCGGAGTAGCGCTCGTCGAAGCTGGGAAGCTCCGTACCGTCCTCAGCCTTCAGGGTCGGCTTGGCCTCCGGCGTGGCGGCCTTACGGCCCGGCCGGGAGGCAGGGTCGAAGGTGCCGTAGGTGTCCGTCATCGCTCGCTCCTGGTCAGCGCAGTCGGGTGGAGTGCGTGTAAGCGGCGACCACAGGCTTGGCGACGTCCAGGCCGCCGACCGTCAGGGTGTCGCCGTCGGCGATGTCGACGATCGTCACGTTGTGATAGATCTTGCCGCGCCACTTCGAGGGGGTCGCCTCGGTGCCGGGCGGCTTGATGATCGTCTGCGCCGTCACGTAGTTCGGACTTCCGGCCAGCCGGTCGAAAATCTCGACGATGTTGTTCGTGCCAGACAGCCCGGCCAGCTGCTCCCAGATCGCCTGGTTCCACAGCTCCTGGATCGTCATCTGCAGCGTGCCGCCGCCCAGGACGCGGGACGTCGCGATCTCCACCGGCGTACGCGAACCAAGGGGCTGAATAAACGCGTACGCCTGCCCCTTGTCGCTCCACGCACGCTGGCCCGAGTCCTCGACGCTGTTCAAGAACGCGATCGGCTTACCGGCGTACACGAACGTGCTGTAGCCGGAGCCGGTGACGCGGACCTTGCCTGCAGGCATTGCTCACCACCCCATCCGTAGGTCTCACCCACTGGTGCGGGATGGGCGGCCACGGACAGCAGAGGACCCCCGGCGCCCTCACACCGGGGGTCCTCCATAAAGCGCGGCAGGGGCCCGTCACAAGCGCCTGCCGCGCGGGCTCAGGCGGCCTGGTCTGTCTGCGTGGACGTGTCGCCGGTCGTGAGGTCGACGGCGAACTTCACGACGACATAGTTCATCGGGATCGGCGGCTTGTAGCTGAAGGTCCCCTCGATGACCGACGGGTCCGCCGACTGCTGCCGCACCTGCGCGTTGGCGTAGGAGACGATGATCGCGTCGGAAACCGCCTGCTCCAGCAGACCGATCAGCGCCGACTTCACGTTGATCGTGGTCTCGGCCGTGATCGGCTCACCGATGAGCCCAGCGTTGGACATGCCGACCTGGATCATCTGCAGCAGGACGTCGCCGATGCGGGTCAGCGAGATCTCCTGCGTCAGGATCGACGACATGTTCGTGGACACGCCGTGCCGGGCGACCAGCTGGTTGTTCTGGTTGATCTCCGCGACGTTCACACCGGACTTCGAGAGGTTGTTCTTGAAGGTCCGCGTCATGGCCTGCGCGATCGTCGCGGGCAGGCCCGTGAACGACGTCAGCGACTGGTTCGTCAGCCCCCGCGCGACCGCGTTCCGCGCCAGCCGTCCGGCCATCGCAGCGGCCAGGTAGAAGCCGTCGATCTCCGTGGAGGCGTTCACGGCCGAGTTGAAGGCCAGCAGCCGGTTCGGGTAGCACAGCACCAGCCGCTTGCTGTCCTGCGCCAGCGCCAGCTGGTCGTGGCCGGTCGTGTTGTCGTACGTCGTGGCCAGGCCGGTGAACGCCATCCGGCCGTAGCCGTCGTTGGCCGCCGTCTCGCAGTGGTTCTTGACGTCGGCCAGCAGGTTCGCCACGTTCGTCGGCGTGTGCGCGTTGTACGTGCCGTCCACGAACAGCGGCACCAGGATCTGCGCCCGGTAGTCCGCCTCCAGCTTGCTGTACGCCGCCTGCAGCGCCGCCCGGTAGTCCGTCGCCGCCGGGTTGGTCGCTACGCACAGCACGCTGGCCGCGCCGTTCTCCAGAGCGATCTTCGCCGCCAGAGTCAGCGCCGAGGCGACCTGAGACGCGGTCGGGCTCGTCGGCGCGGTCGACAGCATGGCCTGCCCGTACGTGGCCACGACCTGGTCGTAGTCCTCGAACTCGGTCGGCTCGTAATACGTCGCGTTGGTGAACGCGTACGTCACCCGGACCTGGTCGCCGTCCTTCAGCCCGTTCGGCGACGGCTGAGTCAGGTCGCTCTGGCTCGACGACAGACGCTTGATCGAAGTGATCGCCGTGGCGGCACCACCGGAACCGGCGGTCACCACGAAGGTGTAGTCGGTGTTGTAGACCATGACCGTGCCCGACAGGGTCGTGACCACGGGCGCCGCGATGGCAGGCGGCCCCACAACCGCCGCGATGTACGCGCCACGCTGCAACAGTGCGGTCGCCGAGCCGGAGAAGACGGTGACGACCTCACTGGTCGTCTGGTAACCCAGGGCCGGGCCGATCACCGTGACGGTCGTGGTTGACACGCCGCGCGGGGTGACCGTGGGAGTCGATTCGTCGCTGACGTAGACGCCGGGCGGCGTGTACGTCGCAGAGGAGATGTCGGGCATGCCACCCACCAGTCGCGTCGGTCAGCTGTCACCCCTTGGGGCGACAACCGGGCCGTGGACAGCAACAGGCGTGGTAGCTTCAGCGCGGGGCGGGCGACCCCATGGGACGTTCCACATCCCAACGGTGCGATGCCGATCGCCCACCTCCCGCTTCAGTGCCAGGAGTCGAAGCCGCTGTCGCTCAGGTCGTCGAGGGTGAGGTCTGCGGTCGGCGTGACCACGATCTTCGAGAGCGGGACGATGACGCCGGTCTCCGGGTCCGGCGTGAAGTCACCGATCAGGTCGATGGCCAGGGTCCGCTCGTAGACCACCTCGTCAGTACCCCACGGCGTGCCCGGCTCGGCCGACTCCCCGGTCGACTCGATCTCGTCCGTCCGGACCGTCAGATCGATCAGGTCGTTGTCCGCCAGGTAAGAGCGGAACCGGCCGCGCAGCGAGTCGAACCCGGACCAGGCGATCGTCGCCACCAGCTCGTCGTAGACCCGGTCCCGCTCCACGCTCGACAGAGCGACGACGACGAACTCCCAGGAGCCTTCGAACCGGAAGCGCGTGTACGGCGCGACACGGCCGCCGTCGACCGGGTCGGTGTCCTCGACGTGCGAGACGCCCGCCTGCCGCAGAGGGCCCGTGTCGCTATAACGCACCCAGACCTCGGGGAAGCTGGACTTGTCGACCGGGTACTCCAGCGAGCAGTGCAGCCCCCGGAACTCCGCCACGGGGTACTGGTCATCGAAGGCCGCGTGCAGGGCCTCGATCGCGAGGGTCTTCACCCTGGTGACGTACATCAGCGGAACTCCTCGCCGTGCAGGCGGACGTTGTTTCTCCAGCCCCGGTCAGCGACGTAGACCCGCTCGGCCAGCAGGCCGTTCTTCTGCGCCGCCAAGGTCATGGACGTGTTCAAAAAACTCCGGGGCTTCAACCCCGGGTGGCGCCACCAAACACCGATGTTCCCCGGGTGGATCGCACCCGGCCTCTTCCCGGGCCGGGTCCAAGGCTGCTTGGCCTCGCGCCAGCCGATACGGCCGGGAGCGCCCGGGTAATGAGCCGGAGAATCGGAGACGAGCACCTTCAGACCGGTCTTCGGGTCCTTCTTGTAGACCTTCTTCCGCTCCCCGATCTTGGCAGCGCGCCGGAAGATCAACACCTGAATCTTGCCGGTCTCCGTGGTGCGCGTCTTCGCCTTCGGGTTGTCGCGGCGCTCCTGGCCGGTCGGGTCGTCGATCCACATCGGGATGACCTTCCCGGCCAGCGAGCGCATGGTGAACGGCTTCGTGCCGTGGTCTTGGTACCAGACGACGTCGGTGGACCAGGAGATCCCGAAGTAGCCCTTGCCGTACAGCGGCTGCAGGCCGCGCGCGGCTGCGCCGGTGAGCTTCGGCATCCGGCGCCGGGCCTGCCGTACGGCCTCCCGGGCCGCAGCCTGGGCGCGCTTCGGGGGGAGCCCCTTCTCGACCATGATCATGCGGTCGGGGTGGGTGACGAGGTGGACCTCTGGGACCTCGACCAGCACGTCATTCCCCGTAGTAGTGCACGTCGGCGAAGGTGCCGTGCTTGACCGGAACGTGTGAGAGACCGGCGGCGTCAGCAGCGACGAGGCGCTGGTGACCGTCGACCACCTCGGGCGGGGACTGCTCGTAGTCGATCCGGACGGGCTTCTGGACGCCTCTCTGACGTACGTCCTCGACGAACTCCTTCATGGCCGGATGCTCCATGTCGAAGTTCTCCTTCGCCTCGTCCCAGGAGCCTGCGTCGGCGAAGGAGAAGTTGTGCTTGATGTTGTCCAGGGACTCCTGGGTGGGGTGCTCGGTCACGGCCCCATCCTCTCCTGCATGGGAGCTGCCCAGGGCAGCCTCGACGGACCGTCTGGCCTGATCGACGATCTCACTCCACACCAACGTCACAGCGCCTCCTCTGCTCACCTCTTGAGGGCGACGGAGGAGGCGCGGACAGCGCTACGGTGCGACGCGAGTCAGGCAGACGCAGCCCATTGTTCGCCCCGGGACTGCTGGCAAACTACGCACTGTCGCCCCCTCCCGTCGGGCCGGACGTACACGTTCTCGCCCGCCAACTTATGTCCGGCCTTGCAGTGCGTCTTCCTGGTGTTCTGGTTGGCGGCCCTCCCTCTCAGCACCTTGTCGGCCACGTTGTCGGCGTGAGTGCCAGCCAAGAGATGGTGCGGGTTCACGCACGGCGGGTGGTCGCATCTGTGTCGAACGACCAGGCCGAGAGGCACAGGTTCCCCGTTGTGCAGCTCCCAGGACACCGGGTGCGTGCGGCGAGAATGCCCGTTGAGGCGGAAGACTCCGTATCCGTTTGAGTCAGTAGCCGCACCCCAGACCCAGCAAGGTCCGTCCAGTATTCGAGGGCCGTCCCGATCCACCTTCGACCAGAAGCGGACCTCCCAGTCGCTCACCCTGCCGATGACCGTAAGGCGTCTATTGGCACCAGAACTCACGGTGCCACCCGACCGTTCTTGTTGAACGCCTCGTAGGTGATCGGCATGAGCCGGGCCCACTCTGCTTCCATCTGCTCGGCAACCATCTCGATCTCGCGCTGTGGGTAGCTCTTGACCTTGGCGTCAGGATGGGTGGTACGCAGAGACAGGAAGTGCATGAGGGCTCGGGCATTCGTAGTCACGTACATCGACGAGAACAGGCCCACCGGCAGGACAGAGCGAGCGACCTCACGGGCGACGCCCGCCTTCAGCATGCCCTGGTAGCTGTCGTACGCCTCCTGGTAGGCGAGGGTCATCTGCGCGTAGGTCTCGTCGGCCTGCTCGACGGTGCCCTTGACGAACTCGTATTTCCCGGGCTTCCCTTTCTGGACGAGCTTGCGGTCCGGTCCCGGCACGTAGAACACCGGCTCCAGCTCGCGGTACCTTCCGCTCTCCTCGTTGTAGCTGAACCCGACCCTGTGGCGCATGAACTCGCGGAAGACGAAGATCGGGGCCTGCACGAAGAACGTCATCGAGTTGTGCTCGAACGGCGAGCCGTGCCGGTCCCGCATCAGATAGTTGATCAGGCCCTTGGACTTCTCGGGGTCCTTGCGGATCTCCCGCAGGGACATCTCCCCGGCGGTGGAGACACGAGCGGCGAAGATGACGTCGGCGTCGTCGGCAGCGGCCTTGACCAATCCGACGGTGACGTCATCGCGGAAGGTGAGGTCGTAGTCCTCTGTGGGCATGGCGGTACCCCTTGGTGTGGTGGTTGTGGCTTCGTCTTCCGGCAGCTGGTCCGGCATGAGGTTCAGCACGTAGACCAGCCGCTTTTCCAGTTCTTCGTCGGTGAGGGGACGGAAGTCCCCACGGCCGTCTTCTTCTTGCTCAGGCGTTGGTTCCATGCACTACTGGACGACGCACCCGAGGCGCTTGTTACACCTCTCCCAGTACGTGGCTCAGTCTCGCTCGTACAGCGGAATCAGCGGAGCCCGAATTACTTCTATGTCGGCGAAACTGGGAGGAGTTGACCCAAACCGGGACAGGATGGCGATGAGGTCGCTGGGGTTCGGCGGGATCGTGTAGGCCACGGAGTCCTCGTCCTCGACGGCCGCCCGGGTCAGGTTGTACGCCGTCCCGTCGTCCCTCTGGTGCGGGGTCCCGAAGCCGGTGCGCAGCGTGGTGCGCTGCGGGGTCCGCAGCTGCAGGCGCTCGCCGGTGGCGCGCATGGCGTAGTCGCCGCCGTGGACGCGGAAGTCGCTGGTGGTCTCCATGTGGACCTCCTGCGGCGAGACGACGCCCCGGGCGGTGAAGCTCTGGCCGTCGTCGGCGTCCGTGAAGATGGCCGGGCGCACGATGAGCGCGCGGTAGCCGCCCTCAAAGCGCGTACCGAAGCAGGAGGGGCACTTGTTCCGCGTCGCCTGCCCGTACGCCTTGGAGATGCGGTCGGACGCGCACACCGTGCACAGGCCGACGAGCCCGGCATCGTGGTCGCGCGCCGTCCACAGCAGGCAGAACAGGGTGTTCTCACCCATCATCCACAGCGCCTGGTCGTGCCGCTGGCGCTCCTGCTCGACGGCCCAGTTCTGCTGGGTGCGGACGTACGTCCCCCGAGTCGTCTTCATCAGCTCGCCGGGACGGGGACGACGCTCTGGGCCGAGAACACGGCCGTCCGCGTGGCCGCCGGGATCTGCCCGTACTGGGCGGCCGAGAGGATGACGACGTCGCCGCCCTGGTAACGGTTGCCGTTGGGCAGCACGACGTCGACCAGACCGGCCTTGAGGGTGACGCTGTACACGGGGTTCTCCGATCAGGTGGAACGGCCAGGGCAGATGTGCAGGATCCGGAACTTCTCGGCTTCGTAGAGAGAGACCACGACATGACCGTGGCCGCAGACTCGGTGCGTGCACACGACCTGGTTGACCTCGACGTTGTCCAGGTCAAACTCGACAGACGGTGCAGGACCTTCTTGGGCGCCACCGGACATGGCCCCTCCTTGTTACCGATCAGTAGAAACGGGTGAGCCACCTCGGACGCGCGGCCTCGGACAGCGGCAGCCGGGTGGGCCCCCAACGTCCATAGGCCCCGCCACTCACGAGGACCCGGGCGGTGCCGAGCCCCATGTGGGCGATCTTGAAGGTGTCAAGCTGGGACTTCAGGACCTCCTGCTCGCCCTGCAGGATCACGCCCCAGCGGTCCATGTAGTCCCGCCGGTCCAGCCGCGAGACACCGGAGCCGGACTGCACCTCGGGCTGCTCGACGTACGAGCGCATCAGGTGCCGCAGGCACTCCACATACAGCGAGGACTCCAGCAGAGAGCCCCACTTGTCCACCGGGAAGCTGGCGCCGCCGTCACCGTCGATCGTGTACGTCTGGTACGGCTGGGCGGCCGTATTGAGGCGGCCAACGGCGATCCGCAGCAGCTGCGCGAGGCGGTTCCGGCCGAAGTTGGACTGGACGTACGTCTGCAGGTGCGGGCCTTCGGTGGCGTAGTCGAACAGGTCGCTGAACCGGTTCCATGTCTGCTCGATCACCCCCTTCATCG